TGGATTGTATATTAGATTGCAAGAATTCAACTTTTACGCCGATTGCTAGAGATGAAGAATGGGAAAGTGGAGGCTGTCCACGCACTCTATATGTCCCGCCAGAACATAGATATCGTCATATTCTAGATCAAGAAGGATATTGCAAAGGTTGTGATGTATATTGGGATCGAAAAAAGCAAGAAGCTTCTCAAAAAAAGATTGATGATGTATAAGAGCTCAATATGCCCTCTCCACGAAAAACTGGTCCAAAAAAAGCTGCTCATCGCCCATACAAACCAATAGATTGGAAATTGGTCGATAAATATTTGAAAGCCGGTTGCAACGGCATTCAAATAGCTGCAAAATTTAATATGCATTGTGACACGTTTTATCAAAGAGTTGAAATAGAAAAAAAAGTAGGTTTTACCGAATATTCTTCTAGTAAAAAAAGTGATGGAGAAGCTGATTTACTTTTGCAACAATTTGAAGATGCATTAGGAATTGCGGAGAATAAAGGGAACACTCAGTTGCTCCTAAGATTAGGGGAAGAAAGATTAGGACAAGGAAAAAAGAGTGACCAATCTAGCCCAGATGAAGGAAGAATTGCTATCATCCTTCTACAAAAAATCGACCGACTTGAGTCGAGACTTCAATCCCTTGGACTTAGCGAATCAGCATTGGAGAATAAACAATCTCTATTGGATCAAGGACAGCCAGGGCAACAGAATCAAGTTCAAACTGAATTGGGCACAGCAACAGCTCTGGGACGATCCTCACCCATGCAAGATAATCCTGAAAGCTCGTCAGCTGGGAATAACGACGTATTCGTGCCTGATTTCACTCGATAGCGTACTTTGGGAGAATGATGTTCACGCAGGTATCATCGCGCATACTCAAGATGATGCAATGTCCATATTCCAAGATAAACTCAAGTTTGCTTTCGAGCAGCTCCATCCGAGTCTTAGAAAGCTTTTCCGCACAGTGGGTGATTCAGCCAGAGAACTCTCTTTCGCGCATGGGTCTACAATCCGTGTCGGTACATCATTACGTTCATCGACCTTACAACATTTACATATTTCGGAGTTCGGAAAGATATGCGCAAAATATCCAGAAAAAGCCCGTGAGGTCATATCTGGTGCACTCAACACTCTTGCAGTCGGACAAAAATGTATCATCGAGTCTACTGCCGAGGGAAAAGAGGGCTACTTCCACGACATGTGCCAAGAAGCGTTCCTCAATGAAAAGCTAAACAAGAAGTTATCCCCTTTAGACTTTAAGCCATTCTTCTTTCCCTGGTGGAAGGAACCTATGTATTCGATGGGTGTAGAGGCTGAGATTACTACTGAACTCAAAGAATACTTCGATAAGCTGGCTCTGGATGGCATCAACCTTACTTGGCCTCAAAAATGGTGGTATGCAAAAAAGTTCAAGGTGCAACGAGAGGATATGACGCGTGAATTCCCTAGCACTGCTACGGAAGCCTTCTCAGCCTCTCAGGATGGCTATTGGTTCGCTTCATATATGCAAGAGATGTATACAGCCGGAAGAGTCTGCAACATCGCCTATGACCGTGCATTGCCCGTTCATACTTCTTGGGACTTAGGACAGGCTGATTATATGTCCATCTGGTTCTTTCAGATCAACCGCTCTGATGATATCAACGTCATAGACTTCTGGCAAAAGAACAATACACCTCTCGATCAAATCTCCATCATGCTCAAAGGGAAAGGTTATAACTATGGAACTCATATCTGGCCACACGACGCTAACGCGCGCGATAGGGCAGGTATCACTTTTGTTATGCAAGCTCGTCCTCTTGGGCTTACTGGTATGGTTCTGGAACCTCATTCGTTTATTGATGGCATCAATCAAGTTCGCACTTCGATGTCTAAAATGTGGTTCGACAAAACCCGATGTGCAATAGGATTGAAGATGCTAGAGAACTATAAGAAGAAATGGAATGCTTCATTCGGGGGCTGGACTAGTGAGCCCGTTCACGATGAAAATTCGCATTGTGCAGACTCGATGAGATATCTTGTTGCTGGGTTGGCGAGAATACAAGGACGAGGTACAGCTCAAAGCGATGCACTGGCACTAAGGAAATACTTTGGAGAGGGAAGATGAATCCTGTGTTGAAAGAGATAATAGATAAGAATCCTGCACTTAGGGAAATGATGCTTGAAATTGCTCGGAGGAACCCTGATAAAAATGGAATGATTTTTTCAGATAAGCTCAGGAAGCATCTCTCTAAATGGGGAAAAATGGATATTCGAGAAGCCTTTAAAGATCCTGAATTCTTAAAAGCTTTGCTGGATTATACAGAAGATGAAAAATGATTCTAGAGGAGGTGGGGTAATGGTAGAAGAAAGAAATGCAATACTCAGAAACACACAAAAATCCAATGAAAAGCATACTCAAGAACAGATTCTCGAAGCTTTACTGGAAATAAAAGAAAACTGTCGCATCCTTCGCGCTAGGATGGTTTCCCTTGAATCTTGGATGGCAGCTCTATCAAAAGGGAAAGATCTGGATGAATCTCATACATTCGCTAAAGATTTAGCAGCATTAAAAGAAGCCATCGAACCGACTATTCTTATAGACCATTGTAAATAAAATTTTTCCTACGTAGCCTGAAGTTAACCAGTCTTCAGGTGTCTATTTGCGCAACTCGGATCCAATTTTCTGGCCTTCTTCTGAGGTAGATCTTTCTCTACGCCAGAACATGAACAAGAACTATGCCGACTGCATTAACATTTTGCAGACGCAGTGGTACCAGGCTGATCTCGATCAACGGTTTGTCATGGGCGATCAGGATTTATGGGGCTTAATCTTCCCTGGCGTAGCCACCTATCGCAGAAAGATATTCAATTTCAACCTGATGCAAGGACTTATTGCTACCGGCTCAGGATATCAGCGTCGCAATAGAAAAACTTCTACGGTCATTCCCGTTCTTTCTCCAATGCAGAAGACGGCAGATCAGCTCACAAAATGCTTGTTTCACGTCTTAAATCGCGCAGGAGTCTATCAAACCTATTCTGACTGCTTTGAGAAAGGGGCATTAACCACAGGACTAGGATTCCTTTATACCTATATCGACCGCACCTGCGATGTTATCTCTGGAGATATCAAGAAGCGTTATGTGGATATGAAGAGCTGTCTCTATGATCCATATTGGCGCAAGCATGATATGTCTGATTGCCGTTATTGGTGGACTAGACAGTTTTTCCAAAGAGAAGAAGCCGCTACACTCTATAAAGAATTCCAAGATGAGATTTTGGCTTTGCCTAGAGGGACATACAAAGATGATAAATTCTTCTACATGCCTGAAGTGTACCAAATCCAATTCCCTAATCTCATTGCCCTTGATGAATATTGGTATCTTGCCTCACGCGAGGGGACGTATCTTGTCGATAAGGAAACTGAAGAATGTCAAGAATGGCATGGAGATGAAGAACAACTCCGCGATGTGATGCGCAAAGTAGATGAGAATGGCGTTGAACTTCGTAAGAAATTGACTATCGTTAAAGCCACTAAACCAACTGTAAGGCGTTCCATTGTTCTTAATGATCGCGTTCTTGCTGATGAAGGACAAGTCAATGGTTTGGACAGATATCCTGTGGTACCTTGTCTGGGCTACTTTAATCCTGATACTCCTTATTATGCTTATAAGTTCCGAGGAATAGCCCGCGATTGTCGTGATAGCCAATATCTGATGAATAGACTCAAGGTCAACGACCTTGACCAAGTTGAGGCGCAACAATCTGGATTAAAGATCGAGAAGGGTGCGCTTATTACCCCTGATGATGCATTAAATCAAGGAAATGGTCGTGTATTGACTACACAGGTCGGTTCATTCGATAAAGTAGAAAAGCTCCATATTGATCCTCCTTCTCCTGTTCTTCTGCAAATGGAAGATATGCTCAAAGATATCATGATGAACATCTCTGGTATCACTCCTGAGATGATGGGTCAGGAAATAGATGACAAGGCAGGCATTATCACGATGATACGTCAAAGCGCCTCCGTAACACGTCTACAAGGGCTTTTTGATCATTTCGATGAATTTCAGCGTTTGGATGGCGATCTCACTATCGAACTTATCCAGAAGAACTGGACATATGGAAAGGTAAAGCTTGTTATCGGGGAAGATCCAACAAGCGAATTCGAGAATGAGCTTTTCTATAAATACGGATGCAAAGTAGCTACTGGGGTGCTTACTGAAACTCAAATGCAACTCGAAGCCCAGCAACTCATGTATGCTAAGGAAGTTCTCCAGTTGCCTATTTCCGGCAAGCGCATCCTCAGCAAAATGGTGATACAGGATAAAGATGAGGTGCTCGCAGAAATCGAGCAAGTCGAGAAAGCGCAACAAGATCAGCAAAATGCAATGGCTCAACTCCAGATGCAGCAAATGCAAGTTGATAATGAGACTAAGCTTAGTTATGCGCGCTCTCAGGATGGCCTAGCGCAAGAGCGTATTGCAAAGATATCTACCGATAAGGCGGAAGCTCATGAGCGTATTCGCCGAAGCAAAGAAGAAGAATCTGCTGCTGTATTAAATTTCATCAAAGCTATAAAAGAGTTACAAGGAATGGATTTAACCCACATGCAGCAGAAGATAGACTTGCTGCATAGTTTGAATCCCAACAAAGATGAAGAAAAGCCGAAGGAGGCTATATGAAAGACCACAAAGGACATGACGGGAAACACCATGCAATGCACATGGGTAAAGATGGGAATGGCCCAGGAATGGCCCATAAGGGCGATGATTTGGGAAATATGTCACCAAAAGTTGATGACTATCAAAAACCAATGAGCGGCTATTCACAAAAGCAATTTTCTAAGACTCTTGACTATATCGACAGACAAGACGCTTTCGTTGCTAAAGAGACAAGCAATATCGAGCGTCAAGACTATAAAGGTCGCTATTCATGAGCAAGAATTGGATCGCTGGCGCCATCAAAAAGCCTGGCGCTTTACATAAAGAAATGGGCGTTCCTAAAGGTAAAAAAATCCCTGAGAAAAAGCTAGAGAAAGCAGCTCATGCAAAGGGAAAGCTAGGCAAAAGAGCGCGTCTAGCGGAAACTTTAAAAGCAATGCACCACAAGAAAGATGGCGAGAAGACTTTCAAATCCACTCATCATGGAGCAACGAAATGAGCAAGAAAAACCATGTAGAAGAACAGAAAGGCCCGATCAATCCGCACCAAACCAACTATCGCTTCCAATCGGAGATGCAAACTTTCATGGAAGATAGGATGCACGGTCAGATGCGCAGAGATGGTCAAACAATGGAATTGCATGAGCCAAAACAAACACGCAAATAATAGCGGGCCGGCGCCCGTCGGCCTCTATTCAAGCCGTTTTGACCCTTCTAGGGATACGGTGGGAAAGATCTATCGTGACGCTCAAATAGGTTACGATGGCTCTAGAATTGAAATTGGCGAGATGAAGGGAGCCATACTTCCCGATCTTGTAAATGATATCAATGAAGCGCTCTGTATACCTTGCGAGAAACCTTTCTATCTCTTGATGACGGAGAAGCGTGATTTGCAGATGAAAAATGCTTTTGCAAGAACGTTTAAGCACCTTTCTTATCGTCCATATCCTGAGGATAGTACCACCGTGTTCTGGAAAGATCCCAAAAGCCAAGAATTGCGCTTCTGCTGGGACCTACCTCATTGGTCAGAAATGGACAATATCCTAAATAATCCTCTTTTCTATGATATTGAGCTAGTGAATCACATCATAGCATGGAAGAAAAATGATTTGTCCCCCTTTGGTTTCTATTATCATAAAGAACATAAGTGGATTCCAAATCCCAAGCATGTAGACCGAAGAGTTGATCAGAATTCTAAATCAGGATGAAGAAGCTTTTTACCAGCATATCCAGTAGTTTTTTTGCGATACGCCTTTTTATTTTTATTCACTTCATTCACCCAGTATTCTTTCTTCAGCTTTATTGCTGATTTCTCTGCGCATTCCCCACCGCAAGTCTTCCATTTATAAGTCGGAAGAACTTTCCCGCATTCCTTGCATTTCCTGACTTCTTGTTCTTGAACTTTTGCCGCATATTGGCATTTGTAACAGATCTTTTTACCTAGAAAGGCTTTCTTTTCTCTTTTGGTTTTGCAAGAGGGACATAGCATGTATTGCCTAATTAAAAATTTAAGTTTGATTTTAAATTTTTCTTTAATACTGTCAAGACAAGGTTCCGCACGCCTCAAGTGCGAGTCAAATCGGTAGTAACGCTCTCACCAAGCAAAAGGAAGTTTTAATGGCAGACGTCGAAAACCAAAGCAGTGAAGAGGCTGTCGCACAGCCAGAGACAGAAGTCAGACATGATTTACCTGAGCAGCAGGAAGCTCAACAAGAAGACAAGAGTTGGGTTAACCAATTGCGAAGGGAAAGAAACGAATTCAAGCGTAAGGCAGAGATGCAAGAGGAGTTGCTACGTACCCTGGCAGCGAATCAAGTTTCTCAACAAGCCCAGCCTCAACCCGAAGAAGACTTTTTAGCAGAAATTGAGAGGGAAGAGTACGTTCCTGGTGCAAAAGTAGCTAAGGGATTCAAAAAGTTAGAAGCTCGGTTTGCGAATCAATTGCAAGAGATCGAGAAAAAGTATCAGCAGAAAGCACAAAATGATGCCTATTCGGATCTTAAGCGAGAGATGCCAGATCTTGAAGATGTCGTTAATCATGAAACCCTAGAACTCGTTGCAAAGACGAACCCTAGATTGCGCCAAACTTGGGTGGGGAAAAGCGACTACGAAATTTATGTACAAGCCTATCCATACATTAAAAACTCTGGGCTTTTAGATCAGGTTCCAGGAGAGCGTAGGGCTAAACAAGTCGAAAAAAAGATTGAACAGAACAAAAAAACTGTTCCTTCTCCACAAGTATTCGACAAGCGCCCTATTGCGCAGGCTTTTAATGCTGCGCGTATCTCTGAAGAGCAGAAACAGAGTCTTAGAGATGAGATGTACCACTACGGTTCTATGGCACACGGGGTTCCTCCTATTCAATAGGTCGAATCATGACAGTAGGCATTAATACTCTGCCCCCACAAATACAGCAGAGATACAACGCAAAGCTATTGTCTACGCCTGAACATAACTTGGTTCACATGCTGTTTGCCACCCCTGTGGAGCTTCCAGATAACCAAGGGTTCATAGATAGACAATCGCGTTACGATAGATTGGAGTTGTTCCCAACTCCATTAGATGATAGTCAAATCAATCCTCCGGCTCAGCAGTTGAACCGGGTGGATGTCGATTGTAGGGTCAGGGTCTACGCAACTTACATTGTGTTGACCAGACAAGTAACAATCACCAATGAAGACCCTGTGCTAAATTCTGCCGCAGCCCGTTTGGGTCAAGCAGGACGTGAAACGCAGGATGTGCTGGTTCGAGATCAACTTGAATCTAGCGCTTCGGTGATTAACTGCGTAAATGGCGGTAATGGCGATCTTCCAACCGAGATGGCTCTGGAAGACGTAGACGATGTAGTAACTACATTGCAGAACAATAGCGGTGAATACATCACCAATATGATTGAGGCCGAGAATAAGTTTTCGACTTCAGCAATTGGCGATAGCTATGGTTGTATGTTGACCACACGGATGATTCCTGTTCTTAACCAAATTGCAGGGTTTACCCGTAAGCAATTTTATCCAAACCAAACTCGTACACTCAGTACAGAATGGGGCGGTGTGAACAACGTGCGATTCTTTATTTCCGAACAAGGTTCTGTCACTCCGATGGGATCATTGCTTGGGAATGATGTCGCAAATTGTTTCATAAGCGCTAAAGAAGCTTATAAAGTGGTTAAACTAAGACCAGACCACTATAAATTTTCTCTGATTGACTTGGAAGCCTGTGATTTTGCTCTAATAGCATAATTATGGTGACAAGGGCGAAGGTGTTTTGATAATATCGTTTGGCAAAACCGCAAGGAAGAGCCAAATGAGAGAATGTAGAAAATGCAAGATAGAAAAAGATGATAACCTATTCGGAAATCTTAAATGCAGCAAAGATGGTATCAATCCAAGATGCCGTAAATGCTGCTGTGAAAGCGTCAAGAGATCAACAAAATCTCCTAAAGCTATCGCCAATAAAAAGATTTATGTTTCCGCATGGCAAAAACAAAATAAAGAAAGAAGGCTTGAACAAAGTCGTGCTTGGTATGAAAGAAATTTGGAAAGAGCTAGAGAAATGTCACTCAAAGCTACCAGAAAATATTTTGCTACTGAACATGGACGAAAAAAGGCTAATGAAAAATCCTGCAAATGGGAGAACAAAAACCCAGAAAAAAGGCGTGTACATGACAGAACAATGTACGCCATCGAAACAGGAAAACTCATTCGTCCCAATAAATGTTCTAGATGTGAGAAAGAATGTATTCCACATGCACATCATGAGGATTATTCAAAATCTCTCGAAGTCATTTGGTTGTGTTCAACTTGCCATTTCTATCATCATCACAAATCAAAACATTACGCTGAGAGAACAAGCGAGAAAACAGCGAAAGCTGATGCGATGTTCCGACCCCAAGAGGAAACCTTGGGAGATATGCAGAAATGACATATCCGCCTATTTAATTAGGTTAACAAGTAACAGAACAAAGTGGCAAGCTGGTGGTAAATTTAGATTCATTTATTTGCCTCCTGGATATAACAATGATCCGTTTCGTAATTATAGAATGCATGTAGCGGATCTAAAATCTTCTCTGATAATCTTGAATAGCCTACCAAGTGATGTTGAGGCCAACAAGGTGCAAGCTTCCGAAAGGATTGCAGCATGACAGCAGTAAGCGAGAAGACGCCAGAAATGGCGATGCGGTACTCGGTTCTTCATAGTAATATGAAGAGATTGGCAGAGATGACCAATCCGCCTAGAGATAGGTCAACAAGTAACAGAAAAGGCATGCTCCGGCATACAGCTGGCGCATCATTCTATCAGGGTAGGCTTGAATTGGCCCTGAATAAATCTTCTCTGATTGAGGTGGATATCTGCATTGCAGACAACACTGCGCAAGCGAAAGCAGCGTAATCGACTGAGTGAGGAGACATCGAAAGATGAAGCGACAGTCAGAACTCATAAGTGATTATGAGAAGCCGATTCGAAGAAGTCGGCTCGCCATATCACATAGTATATGTGGATGGTCAGTACCGAGAGGGAAAGTAACAGATAAGCAATGTATTACAAACGACCTTTGGCTACAGAACTTAAGATCATCAGGTATATAGGAGAAAATATATGCTACCATATTCGTTTATCGGATCGGGCACATATGTGAACTCCGCTTCACCTGTTGCTCAAAATATAGCTCTGAATGATATCCCAGATTGGTTCTATGTAAAGAACCTCACAAATTGGGGTAAAGCCTCCACAGCCGATAGCGCCATTTATAGCGAATGGTTTAGCTATATGGCTGCTGGTTCCTATCTGCAAATTGGTCAAAATTCTAGTGGTACTCCCTCTAGTGTTACCATGTATGCAGGGCAGGGAACAAGCGGTGGATTCACTTTCTTAGATCCAGCTAATCCCACAACTTATCCCGTATTGGTCGCTACCTCTATCACTCCTTCCACTGGGGTGGTTTTGATGGCCAACACAGGAAGTATTGCAGTCGGCGATACAGTTCGTATCACGAATGCAGTTGATATGCAGCAGATCTCAGGCGGAACATTCCAAGTGACCGCGGTGTCATCAAACGTCAGCATTACGCTGGGTTATTTTGCTACTGCTGTTACAGCTGGATTGACCATTGCAGGAACAGCAAGTTCTGCTAATGTGCAAAAAGTGATTTCCAGTTCTTATTATCCAAGAGCTAGGAGAGTGTATTATGTAACGCAGGCGACTCAAGCTGTGGTATATTTTGCAGCTCCGAATGATTTCACTCCTGGGGAAATAGTTGATTTCACAATCCCAGTACCTTTTGGGATGAATCAACTCAGTTTCCAGACTGCAACGCCATTCCCAGCAAGAGTATTGTCTGTGGTTAATACCGCAACACAGTCCTCTATTGTGATCACAACGAACACATCTGGATTTGGAGCATTCGTTTACCCAACTACTGCAAACATTTTGTCTTCAGCAAATCCACCGACTTGCTATCCAGCTGGTTCAGGTGTTGTGCCTCTTAATGGAAGCGCAACTATTCCTCAATCTCCACCGGGTACAAATTTGGTAGATGCCTTTGATAATAGAAGTCAGTATTTAATGAATATTGGTTCTAGTGTCGTAGGTGCTGCAAGTACAACAATGGTGTGGTTCGCTTTTAAGAGTGATTACAATCAAGCTTTAAGCAACGCCTAATAAGTGCCCCTCTCAGAAATGGGAGGGGTTTTTCTATAGTTTTAAAATTTTTCTTGCCTATTATGAGGAAAATCCTACAAGGAGTCCTCTATGCAAGTCATTGAGATAAATAAAAGAAAATTCGCTCCCGCCTCTGCCCAACAGAAAATGGAAGTAGAGGAAAAAATCAAGAAAATGCGCAAAGAAGGCGAAAAATTAGTCAAAGGAATGTTTGAGTTTACGGATGCTCAAGGAGGATGGTTAGACTTCTCCTATCGCTTTTTTAAAGGAGACCCTATCCGTACTATCAAAATCAACCACGGCGAGATTGTAGATGTTCCGATGATGCTGGCCAAGCATCTGAACAATTGCTACAAAAAAGTTCGTACGATGCCCAAAGAATTTGATGAACGCGGTAAGGTGAAAGTTGCTGGTTCGATTATGAAATTTACCCGCACCCGTTTCATTCCAATGGACATGCTTGATCCCGAAACAATCGATGCACAGGCCATGTGAGCATAGGAAATTCGTTCTACTATCCGTCAATTTCCTATATATCCTCAGTCGAACAGGGGCAGACTACAATCGTCGAATTCACTGCCCCTCATGAATTCACAGTGGGTGAAGTGATCTCATTCAAAGTTGGAAAATATAACGGAATGGTAGAATTGAATAACCAACAAGCGATCGTACAGGAAATAACGACGTTCACGGTGACGGTACCTATCGTGAGCGCCAACTACACTGCTTTTGTTGTGCCTTTGAAACTGCCTGCTTTTCCCGCTATTGCTGTTCCGGTAGGTACTGCTAATGTGCCTCAATCCATACCAATGCAAAGTAACTTGCAGGATACGTTCGACAATAAGCCCTATAACCCCTTGGGATAACTATGGTTCTTCCTGTAAATCTTAATATGATCTTTGGGAAGGTGCGAAGACTTACGGGATCAAGCGATACCGTTCAATTACCTGATTTTGTGCCTCCTAATTCTCCGCCTTATACTGTGGGGATAGCTGATTATATCAACAGTTTTTATCTATACGATTTCCCTGCTGAGTTCCGATCGCTTAAATTGAAGGATACCTATACTTTCAACACAGTACAGGGTCAGGATACATATCCTTTCGATTCCGAACGATATACGACTGTAGAAATGCCATGTTACTGTGCCAGGAGAGAAATTAAGCTATTCAACGATAAATGGTCATTCTATGGAGTGAATTTCAATTGGCAACAGATTGATGATTTTGCATATGGCAATGGAACGACAGGTCCATATTCGGGCTATACCACCGCAAACCCTCTTATTCGCTCTGTAAACAACATCCCATTCATTAGCCAGACAATCACTCAGATTTTAATTGATAGCCCCGTAGCGGGGCAAACAACTATCATTTTCAATGAGAACGATTTCACGATTGGAAATCAAGTCACATTCAATGGAATCACTGGAACGATTGGTCCTATTTTAAATGGGATCACTTTTCCTGTTATTGCAACCGCTTTGAATTCTTTGACGATTGCAGCAACATCAACTGGATTAGTTTGGAGCGGCGGGGGAAATGCGACGACTATCGCAAGTACCTTTAGCTTTCCTGCTGGTCGTGTGCAGAATGTTCTTATCACTGCCAACACATCAGTATCTAGCAATCTCACGGCTTCTACTCTGCATGTCACGGATGATGGAAATGGCAATCTGATAGGGGATGTGTCTACACTATCGGGTCAACAAGGCACAATTAACTATCAGACAGGGCAGATTTCCAACCTCTATTTCTCTGAAGTGATTCCCTCGACTTCTACGGTAACTCAAGGGAGTAATGCCATTTCGGTTCAATATAACCCTGTTCAAGAGGCAATTCCTCTATCTATTCTTTTCTTCCAGGATCAATTCACTCTACGCCCTGTCCCTGACCAAGGCTACACTGTCGAATTGACATGTTATCGTCAGCCAGTACAAGCATTACTTCAAACTCCAGCAAATGGAGGAAGCACAGAACTTAATGAGTGGTGGGAATGCATTGCAATTGGAGCTGCTAAGAAAATCTATGAAGATAGGCTAGATTTCGATGGAGTATCAGCAATGGATAAAATGCTTAAAGAAAGATACGACGTGTGCTATACGCGCACTTATGCACAAATCGGTTCGCAACGCGTAAACACAATTTATCAAGATCAATTGACCGGAAACTATGGCGGGAATGGCCTTGGCTTCGGCTCTGGAGGCATCTAATGACATTTACAGCCAATATCCCAAATACAGGGCAATCCCTAGGATCAACACAAAAAGCTGTTCGTGACAACTTCTCGAATTACAATAATACGATTTCAGTCAATCACGTAGCTCCGAACAGCACTGGCGCAGGAAAACACACATTTTCTGAATTCGTAGTGCAAGCTAGCGATCCGGCTACAGCACCCAATGAGATCACGCTTTACGGTAAGACAACAACTTCAGGAAATACAGAACTTTTCATCAGAAAAGATAACAGTGGGAATGTTTATCAGTTGACTAGCGGAACTCCTTCTTCTGCAAGTACAGGATACACTTTTCTTCCAGGAGGGATAATAATCCAATGGGGACGTACAAATTCTGGGAGCGTAAGTTTTCCTAAAGAATTCTCTAACGTACCATACAATGTTCAGGTAAGTTCTTTGGCGAATGGAATTTCAACATCTAATCTGGTTAACATCAGCAATTCCCCTAATCCTACTTCTACGGGATTTAGTGTAAATCAGGGAACAGGCGGACTGTTTTATTATTGGCTTGCCATAGGCCCAGCATGACCTCTGGTCTCCAGCCTTTTTATATCACTGGATACGGAAAAGGTCTTGTCACTAACAAGAAACCATTTTTATTGCCCGATCAAGCATGGCAAGTAATGGAAAACGCCTATACATTCAGGGAATCGGTGCAAAAAAGACAAGGGCTTGAGTTTTTAGGAAGGCTACAACGCAATCTTACTTCTCAATCCCTAGGAACGACAAGTCCTGGACAAACTTCTCTAACAATCAGTGATATTTTCACAACTCTCGGAATACGTTCGACAGAACGATTTGCCGAAATTGCATCAGCGGTTGACCTGCCACCACCTAATATTTTCACCATCTCTATTGGCGCCCCAGATACAGCAACGTTTACTGACAATGGTAATGGCACTTTTACGGTCACTGGTATAGGCATTGCATCGGGTTCTTACATCGACTATGTAACGGGAACGATAGTAATCAATTTTACTGCCGCTGCCGGAGGCGCTGCAATCACGGTTACGTTCTCATATTATCCTACGCTACCCGTGATGGGGATTATCGTTCGAGAAATCGGTTATGACAATACTCAACAAACGATCTGGTTCGATACCAAGTATGCCTATATCTGGAATGGTGCTGCTTATCAAGAATTCATTCCAGGAACCACGTGGGATGGCAGCAATAGCGATTTCTTTTGGGGATATAATTATAGAGGAGTTGAACCACAAACACGTCTGTTATTTGTCACCAATTTCGTCAATGATGCTGGAAGTCCTATGCGATATACCGACGGGACTACATGGAAGACATTTCAGCCATTGCTTGCCGCTAATGATATTAAAAATGTAAATGTCGGTACGGTAACAACTCCTTGGATGACATTTACTGGTACATTAGCTACTCCTATAATCCCAGGAACCGTAACTATTTCAGTTGGCGGAGTAACATTTACAGATGAATTGGAAGACGGAACTTTACAGGGAGATCCGATATCAAATTCAGGAACTATAAATTACAATACTGGAGCGATAGTACTAAACTTTATCCCTGCATTACAATCTAATAGCATTGTTTATGCCACATACTCCACGACTGGCACTTTTTATCTACTTCAAGCTAGGATTCTCATAGCATATTATGGAAGATTGCTAGCACTAAATTGTATTGAAGGTGCTTCTTTTGGTAGTTCAGTGACCATAGGAAATAGGTTACGTTTCTCTGGTCCATTTGGGGCTGATCCTGTTGCAACCAATGCATGGAGAACCGATAGATTTGGTCTAGGAGGAGTTATAGATGCTCCCACGAACGAAGACATTATTTCTGCCACATTCGTAAAAAACACTCTGATTGTGAATTGCGAACAAACAACTTGGCAACTTCGCTATGTTGGAGAATATGGACTTCCTTTCGTGTGGGAGCGCATTTCTGCTGATTATGGCGTTACGTCTACCTTCTCTCCCGTCCTGTATGAGAATCACCAACTTGCGATAGGGGATAAAGCGATTATCTCTACGAATGCGATTGGGTC